CTTCGGTATCGAGTCACAGCGTGACGCTTCTCTCCGAGCCTTCGAGCTGAATGCTACTGCCGCTTATGGTGTAGCTGAGCTTGATGATAGCTTTGGCGTTAAGTTGATTGGTGACGCTGTACTTTAATTAGTGCTGATTCCCTGCCCCCTAAGTTGGGGGTGGGGTTTTTATTTAGGAATTGTGATGGCTATTACATACCGAGGCGAACGCTTTGAAGGGTACAACAAACCCAAGCGCACCAGTAAGCATCCCGAAAAGAGCCATGCCGTACTCGCTAAAGAAGGCGACAAGGTAAAGCTGATTCGATTCGGGCAGCAGGGCGCAGATAATAAGCCACCAAGAAAGAACGAGAGCGAAGCTGATAAGGCAAAGCGCAGGTCATTCAAAGCGCGATTCGCTAAAGACATTGAGAAAGGTCGCAAAGACAAAACCGCATCGGCGGCATACTGGGCAGATAAGGTGAAGTGGTAATGGCATTTTCGAACGATACTGATTTGGTAGCTATAGTTCCAGATATTTTGGATTTTGGCATAACATCATTTGCCGGTCAACATGCCAGAGCGCAAGCAGACATTGAACGCAAGATTCGTGCTGACTGGTGGGACAAGCGTGGTTATAGCGGTGAGCTGATACCCAGCAAGCTAACAGACAGCCAGTGGACGCGATGCAGTGTTTACCTTGTTCTATGGAAGTACGCCCTTCCGCAGCTAACCAACTGGGTAGACAATGACCGCTTTCTTGGCATGATTGATTTCTACAAGTCACGCTACGGTGAAGAGATAGAAGCAGTGTTCCGCGATGGCGTTGACTATGATGCTGACGGTGATGGCACTGTAACGGACAAAGAGAAAGAGCCTATCAACTCTGGCAGGTTGGTTCGCTAATGGATGTTCAAATTGTAACAGACCCTAGAAATTTAGGACAAGTTGCGAATAATGCTACTGATGAAGTAAAAGCTAAAATTGCGTCTGCTTTGCACCGAACAGCGCAAGTGGGTATTAATATCGTCCAAGACAGGACGGCAAGAAGCGTTTCCTATAAAGGCGGTGCATTTAAGGCTTACAGTGCAGGATACGCAGAATTTAGAACTTCTATTGGTGCGACATTAGCACCGAATCTTGAAGTTTCAGGGAATATGTTTGGCGCAATGACAAGCAAGGCTAACCACAAACAGGCTGAAATATTCTTTCGTGGTCAAGAAGAATCAAAAAAAGCGGCATTTAATGATAAAATTAGACCGTTCCTTGGCTTCAGTCGTGAAGAAGAAAATAGACTAGCCCGTACATTTGAAAGGTTTTTAGGATGAGCGTAAGAGAAAGCATTGCAGAAAACATTGTTGCTACTTTACGCGATAGTGTAATTCTACCAACACGAATTAAATACGTTACTAGAGAACCTTTTGATTTTCAGAAGCTCTCGAACGCCCAGTTTCCAGCCGCGTTAGTTAGAACTGCTGGTGAAAGCAGAGAAGATAGTTCTATTGGCGGCTCTATGGGCAAGCGTACAGCAAGCATCAATTATGAGATGGTTTGCTTTGTTAAGTCAGGTATTATTGACCAAGCAAGAAATAACATCATCGAAGCCATTGAAGAAGGCTTAGAGATTGACCGCTCAAGAGGCGGTTATGCGCTGGATACCCAGCTTATAAACATTGAAGTCGATGAGGGTTCTATTGACCCTGTTGGCGGAGTTATTCTAACCGTTCGCGTGATGTACGAATACACACGCGGCACAACTTAAAGCAAAAGGTGATTTAAAATGGCTACAACTACAGGTTCCACAGGCGTTGTTAAACTACAAGTGGCAGGTGGTACTGTTGCTGTTGTTGGCGAGGTTCGTTCTTACACATTAGATGGTTCAGCAGACACTATTGAAGATAGCACTATGGGTGACACTGCGCGTACTTATAAAGCAGGCTTAGAAACTAATAACGTAACTATTGAATGCTACTGGGATGATGCAGACGCACAGCAGTTGGTTATTGATAACCGAGCTTCACTGGACTTTGAAATCTACCCTACTGGCACTGGCACTGGCGAAAAATACTACTCTGGTTCTGGCACAGTAACTAGCAAGTCAATTAGTGCTTCTTTTGACGGCATAGTTGAAGCTAGTTTTGGTATTCAGGTTAGCGGTGTTGTTACAGAAGCTACAGCATAATCAAACACAACAGGAGGAATCACAATGGGTTTAGCGAAAGAATTACGCAGTAGACGTAAATTAAATGTTCGAGAAATACTTGTACCTGAGTGGGGTGATGATTCTGGTGATTTTAAAATGTATAGCAAACCATTAACTTGCTATGATTTGAATGTTATCCAGAAAAAACACCCTAACTTTTTAATCAATACAAGCATCGCTTCTATGGTTGACTTAATCGTTATGAAAGCAGAAAGCGTTGATGGCGATAAGCTGTTCACTAGCGGTGAAGATAAGATTGATTTGATGGGTGAAGAAACTAGCATTATCAGTGAAATTGCAAATCAAATGTTTTCAGAGATTGAAGACCAGCAGGAAGCGGAAAAAAACTAAGAGCCGATACCCACCGTTTTAACCTGATTGGGTTGGCGTGTCGGCTAAACAAAACCATCTATGAAATTGAGCAGATAACTTTATCTGAATATAATGAATGGATGGCTTATTTCACAATCATAGGCGAAGAAAATGGCTGAAGCTAGAATTGTACTTAGACTATTTGATAAGACAGCTATGGGTTTAGGCTCAGCCAGAAAAGGCCTCAACAGCCTAGCTAAAAAAATAGGCGGTGCAAAAACCGCACTGTTTGGCTTAGTTGGCGCGGCTGGATTCGGGGCTTTGATTAAATCAAGTCTTGCTTCTAATGATGCATTAGCAAAAACAGCAGATAAAATTGGTATCACCACCGAAGCGTTGGTGGGGCTTAGACACGCGGCAGAGCTAACAGGTGTAGCTTCTAACACTATGGACATGGCTTTACAGCGTATGACCCGTAGAGTTGCTGAAGCGGCTCAGGGAAGCGGTGAGGCTGTAGGTGCATTAGCTGAACTAGGACTTAACGCCAAAGAACTTGGCGCATTACCTTTAGACCAGCAGATGGGTAAGATTGCTGACGCTATGGGTGGTGTTGAAAAGCAGTCAGATAAAGTTAGATTAGCTATGAAGCTGTTTGACTCTGAAGGTGTTGCTTTAGTGAACACCCTAGCTGGCGGAAGTGCTGGACTGACTGAGATGGCTAAGCAAACTGAGCATCTTGGGGCTAGTATCTCAAGGGTAGATGCCGCTCAGATTGAAGCAGCCAATGACGCTTTCACTAAATCAAAGTTAGCTATGACGGGGCTAACAAACCAGCTCACAGTAGCACTTGCACCTATCTTAGAAACTATTTCAACGTCTTTCTTTCAGGCGTCTATGGATTCAGCTGATTTCGGCAATACAGGTCAAAGGGTAGCTGATGCGTTGGTTAGCGGGTTCGCTAAACTCAGAGGGGCTATCCATAATGTTGTCTTGATAGCTAAGATTGTCAAACTGGGCTTTATGGAGTTAGGTGTTTATATAGCTGGTAAGCTGACCCCGATAATTGACGGCTTCATTGGCGTGTACAACAAAGTGGCGAAGTTTCTTGGAAAGCCATTAATAGAGAACGGTCTTGGTGACTTTGTAGATGATGCAAGGGATGGCATTCAGGCTTTGCGAGTAGAAATTGCTAACATGGGAATGGATGACCCAGCGGCTAACATAATTGCAGCGTATGAAAGAATTAAAGAAGAATCACGAAGAACTGCCGAAGTCGTAGCCGCTAATGCCCCCGGCACTATAATTGCAAATTCTGCTGGTGAAGCAACTGAAGCGGAAACTTACAACAATTCTCTGCGAAAAGAAGGCGCAAAAGACCTTGCCGCATTTGAAGCAATGACTGGCGCAGATAAAACAAAAAATGTTCTTGGCAATTTAAGCAAGCAGTTGGCTGGTCAAAAAGGGCAGAGCAAAAAGCTATTCGCTATCAGCAAAGCCGCAAGTATAGCTACTGCAATTATGTCTACTTATGAAGGCGCGACTAAAGCAATGTCAGCTTATCCGCCTCCACTTAACTTTGCTATGGCTGCTGCTACTGTCGCTGGAGGTTTAGCTCAGGTTTCTAATATACGTTCACAGTCTTTTGAAGGTGGCGGTTTTACAGGGAATGGCTCTAGAACTGGTGGTGTTGATGGTAAAGGTGGTTTTAATGCCATACTGCACCCGAATGAGACTGTTATTGACCACACCATGAATGGCGGATTGCGTAGTAGTTCTGGCGGTCAAAATGTTATTGTGAACCAGACAGTTAATATATCAACTGGCGTAGTGCAAACTGTCAGAGCAGAGATACAAACTCTAATGCCTCAGATTGCAAACACAGTAAAAGGTGCAGTTGCAGACGCAAGACAACGAGGCGGTAACTATAGCCAAGCATTAATCGGAGCTTAAAATGCCTTTAGCATTTCCCAGTGTTGGGATACAGAAAATAGATATGAGATTAAAGAGGGCGGTTGCTGTTAGTGAATCGCCCTTTACTTTTAATACCCAAACTTATTTACACCAAGGTGCTAGGTGGGAATGTGAAGTAACTTTACCGCCTTTAAGCTAC